CTTATACGTTACAGCGCTTGAAATCGTAGAGCATGATGCGCTAGACGCTACAACAGGTTTAGAGGCTTCTAAGTCTGCAAAGCCGATTACCAAAGACGTATTCGATAGCATGACCAGCGAGGATCAGGAAGCTATCCGCAGCATTGGTGTCAATGTGATTTCATTGCTGTCAATGGATGATGTTGAAGGCGCTGTTCAGTATATTGAACAATCAGAGTTAGACGCAGATTCCAAGACCGCCCTTTGGAGTTTGTTGGATAGTAAGCAACGGGCAGCAATTAAGAAATTCACCACAAGGTAGAAAAATATGAGCTTTGATAGTACAAATAGGGGCATATTGTCCAAAAATTTGAACAAAACGGCAGACAATCATCCGGAATATTCTGGCTCACTTAATGTAGATGGCACAGATTATTGGCTCTCAGCATGGATTAAAGAGTCTAGCAAAGATGGCAAGAAGTTCTTTAGCTTGTCTATTAAGCCTAAAGATTCTGCTAAACCAAAGCCTAAAGCAAAGCAGGAAGATGATATGGGAGATTTCGATCAGGGAATTCCTTTCTAGTTTACGGCCTGAAAGCGGATGCTGTGAAGTGGGTAGCTGGAACTTAATCACTGCCAGCCACAGACGTAGCGAGTAAGGCCACCTAATACGCCAAGCTAGGAGTGGCGGGTAACCCTAGCAGCAGGGGCTAGTACCTCCTTCGGGCTGCTCCAAGTCTAGTGACCCTGCACCAAGACGCATGACCATTGCTGGACGCAATACGCGAAAGCGGACTAACCCAGAACCGGAAAGCCGTAGGAATCCGGATCACTACGGTAGGAAGACGGGAAAATAGCAGTGGTCAGCCGTGTTGGTGCTGTTCGGTATTAGCTTAAGCCATCGGACTTCAGACCCCGACAGGAGCAGCACCAACAACCTTTTTAACAGGAGAATCATTTGAAACTGCTAGACGAACTACAAAGCCGGTTTGAGATTAAGAATGACCGTCAACTGGCTGCAAAACTTAACCTATCAACTCCCGTTATGAGCCGTATTCGTAATGGTAAAAGTGCTGTTAGTGCTGATGTAATTATCCGCATTCATGAAGTTCTTGGTCTTCCTATCGCTGAGATTAAGGAGCTTTGCCAGTGAGCTGGAATGTTACCGAACTAGAAGTAATTAGGTGGGCTGAAGCTAGAGGCATTATCGCTAACTCAGACTCTAAAACGCAGTTACTCAAAGCAGTATCTGAAATGGGAGAGTTATCCGATGCTATTATTAAACGGGATCGACCTGCTATTGTTGATGGTATTGGTGATGTGCTTGTGTGTCTTATTGTGGTGGGGGCTTTAGAAGATATAAACCTTACCCAGTGCCTAGAATCAGCCTATAGCGAAATTAAAGATCGCAAAGGCTACCTCAACAAAGACGGAGTATTCGTTAAACAGCAATAAGCTGCCCTCTAAAGATTACATGATCGTCATCCCAGACCTGACATAGCTCTGGAGGCAACATCCTGCCATTGACAAAGGTTAAGACTGCAAAGCCTGACCTGTGATTCTTGGGATTGTCTTCAGAGTAATCAAACTGGTCACCATTAATGTCACACAATGTTCCAGTATCCACACCGTATCTGTCACCATTGTAGTCAGACCAAGGAGTAACTTTTAACGAATGTAGGTGGCCTGTGACTACACTAATACCAGCCTTCATTGTATTGTTATAGACCGCATGGATGCCATTATGATAACGATGTTTAATCATCGTAGATTCATTGACCATAATTGAAGTAGAGAACTTCCACAACGGGAAATGGTCTGTCAGATTCATGCCCTCTACGCCTCGCCAGGTATCCCCTACCTGAGCCGCTAAACGGGCATTAAAGCGCATATCGTGGTTACCCCATGTCCAATGTAGGGCAGCGCCTATTGCAGCCTTCTCAACCTCTCCTAGTCGATCCTGACAGGCTTCTAGTTCTTGTTTTACGCTAGGTCTAAATCCCCATCCTGAAGCCGGGTGTCGGGAGATGCTGGCTCCGTCGAATACATCGCCATTCATAACGACCATCCGAGGCTTTAAGTCCTTAATGATCTTTACGAATGCACGGTGAGCAGTGCTGATAATTTCAGGCCAGTAATGACAATCTGACCCAACTACGATAATGCCATTATTTAATTCAACGTTAACCCTGACATTGTTTTCTGGGTACGTTACCCTAAAGTCTGGGCTATTGGGTGCTATACCTGCTAAGATAATTCCATTCTTTTCTTCGATTAACCTACGTCTTTTTGATATATTTCTTTCAGATATTCCTAGTATTTCCGATAATGTTTTTACTGAACCGTGTTTATTCCACAAAGCGATAAATTCTTGCTCTGTGCAAGCTGCTTTTGTCATGATTTCCTCTAGTTAGAAAAACGATGGAACTCTCCGCACCAATCATCCCTAGCTGTTACTGGATAGGTGCAATCATAGTCATCTTCACCAGTTCTGATTAGAATTGGTGGATAACGTCTGCAATAACCAAGATCTTCTTTTGGCTCAATCTCAAAGAAAGAGCATGATTGACAAGCTGGCATCCAATCTTCTTTTTTAGGACTTTTTGCCACGATACTCCGGTTCCTCAGTTAGCAACTTAAATGAATCAACGTGCCAAGTACCAGATTCACCAGATTCAAAGACTACTAAAATTGCATTACTTCTTCGTGTCCAACAAAACCGAGTGTAAGAATCAGCACCAAAGGCATAGCCATCATTCATTCCTCTATCACCACAATACTGGTCTCTAGTCGTTATTACCGTCCAACCACCAGCATTATTCTGGAAACCTGCTGCTTCTTCTGCGAAACTATAACTACTAATTAGCGATAAGACAACAGCAAGTTTCTTCATGCTAGCCTCCTAAATAAAGGGCTTTCTCATCATTGCGCCTTTTTACGAGACCCGGTAAAACCTTGCCTCCACCCTTTGTATACTTCATAAACTCGTTAGCAGCACCCTCATAGTCACCTCGATTATGCTTCTGTCTCAAGGTGCTTCTCTGCAAGGCTCCTAAGCCTACATTAAAGGCAAAGCTGACCAGCGCATCCAACTGCCCTTGACTAGCAATGACAGGACAATAACGGGATACGCCTCGTACAAAACGATTAAGATCGGCTTTAAGAATCGCATCGACTTCCTCTTTGGAGAATATGCGGAAATCCTCTATCTTTAGGGGATAGTTCAGACGGTCAGCCATCTTCAGATTACCCTGCTCAGGATACAGAACATGACCGACACCAATAGTCCACAAGGCAGCAGGACAGCGGTAAGGTTTATTCCTTACGCCCTCATGCTTCTTTAGCATTAAAAAGGCTTTTTCGCTAATCATTTGCCAAATGCCCGACCACCGAAATGGAACGCTATAATGGAGGCAAACAGAGCCTGAGTCTCATCATCCCAGAGCTGATCTGCCATCTCTTTAAACGATACACCAGCCTCAAAGCCCTTATAAGCCAGAACCGCATCCAAAGCACACAGCAGGAAAAAGAAGCCGTAAGTAATGACAGGACGCACAGAAGCCCTCAGATTCTTCATCCACTGACTAGTACCCTCACTTAGCTTCATATCGTGGGCATAGATAGACTGCATCTCAGCTTGTTGAGCACCAATTAGAGCAACTTTTTCATCAGAGGCAGACTGAACCTTAATCTCATCTAGCTTAACTTCTTCAATCTTCAGTTGGGCAGCAAAGCCCTCTTTAGCCAAAGCTAGTTCTCGCTCTGTCTGCATCTTGGCTAGCTCTAACTCATGCTTCTTGTCAGACTTATCCTGAAAGAAGTCCAGAATCTTAGGTAAACCACCAATTAAGAACGATGTAAAAGTAGATAGTAAAGTAAGCATTAGCCCCCCAAAGTAAACATCCAAACAATACCGACAATTATCAGTATAGAAACTATCGCACCAAGTGATATAGCAAACACATCTTGAATCATTTGAACCTTCTTGGCTTTCTCTCGTCTAGCAGCCATCTCCAAAGCCTTTAGATGCAGCCTGTGATCCACTTCTCTCTGCCTACGGTCTGCCCTGAGTTTCTCTAGCCGCCCCATAAACTCGTCATACAAACCGGGTTCTTGGAACTGGTAGATAAACATCTCTTTCAGGTCTTTGTAGAACTGCTTTAACTGCCTCTCAGCGACCATCATCTCAATGACGATTTCGTAATCACTGCGGCTGTCTTCCTGACCTTCAGGTGGGTTTTCTTGGAGTTCCTTAGCGTGAGCTATGCCTTCTTCAGCCTTGCCAGCAGACGAAAAAAAACTGGTAAGCGCCCCTAATGATTCATGAGCAGACTTACCAGCCTCAGCGCATTCCCTGATCTCGTCAAATGCCTCTTTAGCGACATCAAAGGCAGCCTTAGCGCCCTTAATTACTAATATGGCAGTTGCTACTTCAATCATTTTGGCAAAGAACCATTGCCAGCCATCCAGAACATTAGACCTAATGCTCCAGCACCAACAATCCAGAAGACTTTTTTAACGACAGAGCGACCCACTTCCTCGTAGATCTTTTTAAATGCGACTTCAGCGGCTTTTTCAGCTATGGCCTCAATCTGATCGTCGGTAAGTGGTATCTCTTTGTCAGCCATGATTTACTCATAAAGGATATTGATTGAGCCTAAGTCAAACAGATCTGTACCGCTGACTGTGGTAATGCGGACGCGGTCTAATGTTCCTGAGAGTGTTTTCGTCCCGCCGCCGCTTCCTGCAAAGTTAGCTCCAGCGTTTATTCCAAGGGTGTGCGACTCAACCCAGACGTTTGCGCTAATATTTGTTAGCGTCATTGTGCCGTACCATAGATTACCTCCACTGCCGCCTGTGTCAGCGATAAAACCTGCGGTAGAAGTTTGTCCGGCAGTAGTACCGCTATTTCCAGAGCGTGAAGCATAAGAAACATAATTCGTTGCGTCTACTGACCCAGACCCAATCTGGACAAGAAGATATGACGTGCTACTTACACTCACACCACTAAACATTATCGTAATCCGTTTTACCCACGGTGGGATGCTAGTAAAATCAACTGTTGCTGGGCCAGCAGATATTGGAAATGGATTAGTTCCACCTGCATTAACTGTACCTCTTTGCAAGCTGTCATATACAGCACCGCTGTTCGTAGTAACACCTGCGCTACCATTGATAATTACAGACATGTCAGGCTCCTCAATTCATCCGTAGTCGTGCAAGCATCCACCAGACTCGTTACGTCACGCAGACGCTGCTTCTCAGCCACAATCGCAGCAGTGTCGCTACCAGACTCAAGCGCACGTTGAAATGCTACATCCTGAGCTGCTAGCAGTGGTGTACGTTCAGCACGTAGCCGATCTTTGGTAATGGCTTTAGCCTTGTCAATATCAATAACAATCATGCTTTCACCTCAGCATCAGTAAAGTCAGCAGTCCAGGCATTACGGAACGTGCGGTCTGTCGGAATGTCAGCAGCATCAACGATCAGGTAAGGCTTGCCGCTAGGAATGTCTTTCATCGCCAACTCAAGCGATTCAGTAGGGACAAGGATAGCAACGCCGCCATTGTCGTTAGGAAATAGGATTCTTTTCATGGCTGTCCTTTAGCGGAAGATGGCAACATTAAACATTGTCACATCAAGCATTCCAGTATTTGATCCGATAGCGCTTGTCGATATAACTTGGACTGCTGATGTTGAATATGTGCCACCACTTTTAACGTTCTGTATCAGTATCTGGTTACTGCTTGTGGCAAGGTATCTTGATGATGTAACGGTGCAATAGTTAGTATCAGGCATTGCAGTCGTAAAGTTGATTGTGTAATCACCAGCACCGTTATCCAAAACACTAGATATGTTAAACGACCCGCGAACGCCCGTCATCGACGCTGGGTTCGTTACAGCCGAGCCATCAAAGTTTATCCACGCACGACAGAACGTACCAATCTGCGTACCAGCGCTATCTTGTACAGTAGGAGGTGTGCTTGCAACACCGTTTTTAAGCACCAGTGTGCTAGCGCTATCGGCTTGCAGTGTATCTACTATAACAATTCCAGCCATGATGACCTCTTACTCAAATAGGATGTTGATTGTGCCAGCGTCAAATGTGTTTGTGCCTGTTCGTGTCACACTAAGACGATCTAAAGTAGCAGATAGGGTTTTATTTCCACCACAAACCCAACTAGCAGCGGTAGATAGTTTGCCTGACCCAGACTCTACCCAAGTATTGCCAGATATGTTGGTAATAACCACAATACCCGAAACAAGGTAAGCCGCACTATCTGAGAGGATGATAAACCCAGTCGTATTGTTTGATGTAGACCCAGAGCCGCCTGTAAACCCTGTGCTGCTAGATATATAATCTGCTGTTTCTAAACCGCCAGCATCACCAATTTGAATCAAAATAGAATCAGTTCCGCTAAGGCTAATGCCCTGGAGCATTACCGTAATCCGTTTTACCCACGGTGGGATGCTAGTAAAGTCAGCAGAAGTCGTAAAGTTAGTGACTGCTGTTAAGGCTGTACCCGACACTACGGGAGCTAACGTGCCTGTGACATTCACCAGAGTCTGTGTTGTGCTACCCGCTACCGCTGGAGCCGCAACCGTAATCGATCCACTGGTGTCACCTGCTAGAATTAAAGAAGCCATATAAATCCTCTTAGAGAATAACGTACCGTGAACCAGTAGGTACGGTTACAGTAACGCCGCTATTTATCGTAATATCGCCAGTGGACATTGCGCTTTTACCAGCCGTAATTGTATAGCTAGTCGTAACAATTTGGCTATTTTCTACAAATACTGTGTCAGAACCTC